CATATCATTTATTTTAATAATTAATAATTTTATTATGATAAAAAAAATAAGTTTGGTAAAGGAGACAGAAGAGCGTAAAAATATTAAAAATATTGATATTTCAGTTTTTGAAAGTATTAATCATTTAGATATGCTTAGTAAACTTAATTCTAATATTAAATTTAATGGAGATAAAGATATTATTAAAAGTTTAAAACAAAAATTAAATAGTTACAAAACTCAGGATAAAAAAAAAGATAGATATGATAAAGAATTATTTATTAAATATGGTGAATTAATTGATAAATTAATTAAATCGGAATTAAAATGCAAATATTGTGAATGTACTACATTATTAATGTATTCTAATAAAAGAGATCCTAAACAATGGACTTTAGATAGGATAGATAACTCGATAAGTCATAGTAATTTAAATACAATAATTTCTTGTTTGAAATGTAATTTGGAGAGAAGATGTAAAAATGATGAAAAATTTAGATTTACTAAACAAATGAGGTTAATTAAAAAAAATTAAATATAAATACTAATTAATGGAATATAAATATTCTAAATGGAGCGATAAAAGAGGATCTATGATTAGAAGTTCTCGTAAAAAAATAAAAGATTTGAATCAAGAAATTAACATTAATAAATATGTAACAGAACAAAATACAATAGATATTCTCTCCAAGAAACAAAAAATTTCTGATGAACAGAATGAAAGAGTAATTGAAAGAGAACAAGAATTAGAACAAAAGAGGATACCTGGGTTAATAGATTTTCAAACAGTTCATCACGAACCTAGTGGAAAACGCGCATTAAGCAATGAGAGAATTTCAAATCGTTATATGGTGATACAGAAATCTATTAATCCATTTTTATCAACTAATAATTATATTGGAGATTTAGAAATTCAAGATACACATTTAAGACCAAAAGATAGTAATATTTAATTGATTAATATAAGTATTTAAAGGTGTAAATTGAAAAATACATATATGTCTTATTCAACACAAAACCAGCTTCTTTTGAATAAACTTATGGAATTTTATCGTAAAGATAATAATATTGATAAAATTTTACCTATAATTAATGGAGAGCATAAAGTTAGTCTTAGATTAATTGATTGGTTTGTAACAAATTACAGTAAAAAACATTATACATGTTATATGCTTACTGATAAAGATAAAACAAAAAGATTTAAGGTTTACATTGACTATAAATTAAAGTTAAAAGCATATTCTAAGAAAAGGTTTGATCCTTTTTGTAGATGGGATCGTATAGTAATACCTTATGGCGAAGATGATAATATTTGTATTCAAACTACATTAGGTCAGTTAAATTTTTTTCGATGGGCTTTACAATATAAAATTTTAGACTATATTGAAGAAAATTTTAAAGATATAGATGCAGATATGAATTCTAGGAACAGTTCATCTAAAAACAGAATTGTTAAAAATAAAGCAACAAAAACTAGAAAAAAAAGAAAAGAGTTATCTGTTTCGGCAACCAAAAGTATTAAGAAAGAAGAAGTTGAAATTGTTGTTAAATTTGATTGATTTTAAGTAGTTAAAGAAAATTTATTTTATATTAATAATATATTTTTAGATGGGAAATAAACCAAGTTCTGTTAAAAAAATAGGATTTGAAGACATTAAATATTTGTTATCGAGAGGAAATAAATATATTATAATAAATACATTGAGTGAATTAGATCAAGATTGTCTTATAAAAGGAACTACTTTACCTAAACAAGAAGTCGATATAATTAATAAAGCATTAGCAAATCCAAATTTAACTATTGTAATATATGGAAAGAATAGCAATGATGATGATATATATAAAAAATATCATAAATTAATAAATTTGGGATTTACAAATGTATATGTTTATCCGGGGGGTATTTTTGAATGGCTTTTATTACAAGATATTTATGGTGAAAATGAATTTCCAACAACAAAAATAGAAATTGATATATTAAAATTCAAACCAACGCCTGTAATAAATAATTTATTATTAACTAATTGACTATATTAACAGCATTGTACTGAAGTTATAATAGTGTTAATATCATCTATATTTTTAGAAGTGTTGGGAATAGAAGTTTTTATCATAGCTTCTATTTTATCAATCCATTCAGTTGGAATATTATTTATAAATTCGATATTACCATTTAATGTTATAACTTTTTTATTAGTGTTTAAAAGCCAATTCTCGTGATATAAGTTGCAACTTTCGAGATATTCAATTGGAATATTTTCTCCTTCACGATTTCTAATATTTACTCTTTCATGACATTTTTTAGGGTCGGTTTTAACATAAAATATACCTGATAAAGTGTATTCTTTTACAAATTCATCAAACCACATATTATAAATTTTATAATTAATTTCTTCTATTTTTCTATCATTAAACAACATTTTTGCAAAGACATTTTTATCGGTCCATACAGAACGTTCACATATAACTATTGTATTAGGATTTTTATAAATAATATTTTTTATTTGTGATAGTCTTGAAATATATGCCATCATTTGAAATGAGAATGCATATTTTTTTTGATTTTCATAAAATTTTTTTAATATTGTATTTCCATGTTCATCTTTTATTGAAGACCATACATCAACTGGCTCTTGTAGATAAATAACATTGTAGTTAAGATATTGCTTTTTAAGATAATGTTTTAAATTTTTAACAAGTGTAGACTTACCTGAACCAACATTACCTTCAATACTAAATATAATAGCCATTATGTTTGATTATTATATTTTAATTATGTAAATTTTTATATTTCAATTTAAATACGAGGACTCCAGATACGACCAACGCCGCCAGCAACAGCTGCGCTTTTAGGAGCGGCTTTCTTGCAAGGAGCTGTGTTAGTTTTAATTACAACACCATGTAATAAAACAGCACCGCAACGAGCCTGATTAGCAACAACTCTGTTAGCAATAGAAACAGATGAAAATGCATTTCGGCCTACAATTGATGGTGAACCACTCATTTTTAAACCAAGTTGATTTGTGTTAACAGATCCAGTACGCTGTTTAGCTCTTCCGTAATATCTTACCATTTATATAATTTGTAAATATTATTTTTTTATTAATATAAATAAAATTGAATAAGTTTAAAAATAAAATTTGATATTTATTGATAAAACAAAATAATAAGATGGATTTAAGTCAAACAAAATTATCTAAAGAAGAATGGGATTCTCTCGAAATACCTGTAAAACCAGAAGAATTAAGAATCCTAAAGTTGATTGGAGAAGGATATAACAATTTAAATATTAAATTCAATGATACTGTATCTCTTTTAAATTTTATTAAATTATCAAATAGTTCGTCAGATGAATATCATGAATTCTTATTTGATGAATATCTTAAAGAACCTTTAAAAAAAATATTCAAGAAACATAATCTAAAATTTATGGAAGAAAAAAAGAAAAAAGGTGTAAAGCTTAAGAAGGCGGATACAATAAGAATTCGAAATACAGATAAAAGAATTAAAGATATTAAAGATGAAATATTTGAATTTGTTTTGATAAAACTATTAGATGATTTCCTATCAAAAGACGGAGATGATAAAAATAAACACTTTTATACAATGACGCAACTTATGAAATATAATATTGCAAATTTAAATAAAAAATTTTCAAAAATTATTAAATCTATTATAAAAGATAAAGAAGTTTTATTTAGTAAGAAAAAATTTATTAAAAATGCATATAATTATATTGAACGTAATAACGATATTATTAAATATCGAGATATTCAATTATATACTCACCAAAAAGAATTATTTTCAAAATGTAGAGAAAGAAGTGCTAAACTAATACTTTATCAAGCGCCAACTGGTACAGGAAAAACAATGAGTCCAATTGGTCTTGTAAAAGGAGGTAATAGAATTATTTTCGTTTGTGCTGCGAAACATGTAGGACTACAACTTGCTAAAGCATGTATATCAATGGAAATCAAAATAGCTGTCGCTTTCGGATGTAAAGATGCTGGGAACATTAGATTGCACTATTTTGCAGCTAAAGAAACTATACGTAATAGAAAAACTGGAGGTATTTTCAGAGTAGATAATGAAGTTGGTGATAATGTTGAAATTATGATATCAGATATTCAATCATATTTACCTGCTATGAATTATATGAGAGCGTTTAATAAATTAGACGATTTAATATTATATTGGGATGAACCAACCATTACATTAGATTATGAAGATCATGAATATCATTCTGTATTATCTAGAAATTGGAATGAAAATGAAATTCCAAATGTCGTTCTTTCATCTGCTACGTTGCCTCAACAAGAAGAGTTAATTGAAATGATTGGTTATTTTCAAGAAAAATTCGGATGTACGAATATTCATAGCATTGTAAGTCACGATTGTAGTAAAACTATTCCAATTTTAGATCCTAATGGTTTTGTGGTTTTACCACATTTGATTTATGAAGATTTCAAAAAAGTTAAAAAGTGTGTAAGACACATTAAAAAATATAAAACTCTTCTTAGACATTTTGATATTAAAGAAGTATGCAAGTTTGTTATCTATGTAAATAAAAATTGCAATCTTAATGAATTATATCATATAGATAATTATTTTGATTCTATTGAAATGATTGATGTAATGAGTATTAAAGAATATTATTTAAAGTTACTAATTGCTATAAAAGATAATTATTCTGATGTTTATTCATATTTTCAAACTAAAAAAAAGGCACTATATGAAAAACCAATTAAAATTACAACATCAGATGCTTATACATTAACTGATGGACCAACTATTTATTTGGCTAATAATATTGAAAAAATTGGTGAATTTTGTTTAAAGATTGCTAAAATCCCAACTGTTATGCTAGATGCAATTCTTGAAGATATGAGTTATAATGAAGGTATTCGTGTTGAAATGGAGAAAATACAACACGAAATTAATAAAAATAAAGATACTGCTAAAGAAGACGAATTAAAAAAGTCGAAAGGTTCTTTGAAAGGTAAATCAAGACAGGAAAATAAAAAATCAGGTTTGAATCTAAATGATAAAAAAACTGCCGAATTAATTGAACGTTATGAGGGTTTACGAAGTCAAATGAAACGAATTCGTTTAGGAACAAGATTTGTACCAAATACTCAGTCACACCTTGAATATTGGGAACATGCAGATTGTAAGTCAGCATTTACAAGTTCGATTGATGATGATATTGTAGAAAAAATTATGATGCTTGAAGTAGAGCCTAATTGGAAGGTTCTTCTATTAATGGGTATTGGGGTATTCGCAAAGCATACAAATATTGACTATGTTGCAATTATGAAAGAATTAGCTATTAAACAAAAACTATATTTAATTATTGCATCTACTGACTATATTTATGGAACAAATTATCAATTCTGTCATGGTTATATTGGAAAAGACCTTGCAAATCTTAGTCAAGAAAAGCTTATTCAAGCATTTGGAAGAGTAGGACGCTCAAATGCTAGACAAGATTATAGTCTACGTCTTAGAAGTATTGATATGATAGATACATTATTTCAAGAAGAAAAAAATAAGGTTGAGGTCAATAATATGAATAGGCTATTTAGTAATTAGAAATATATTTAGTCTGTTAGTAATTTAATATCATTATTTTCAATTAAAAATTTTTCAAACTCATCAAAAAATTTTTTTTTATTATTATTTAAAATTGTATCTATAGTTTTAATAGACCAAGGTCTTAATTTTTTATCTTTCATAATTTTTGTTAAAAGATAAATAATAATACTTCTATCTAGTTGCTTGTTATTAAGTTTTTCATATTTTATTTTAAACTCATTATATAATTTCATATATGTTATACTGCACTTTATATCCATCCAATCACTCATATATTTATTAAAAAAATTATTAAACTTTTCGTTTTCCATTAATTCACTAATATCTTTCAAAAATTCATTATTTTCTATAATTTTCTCTCCTGCATTAATATAGTTTTGCGTTTGTTGTTCTGTAACAGATATTATAGACATTATAACTAATACATATCTTATTTTTAATATGTATTATTTTAACTATAAAGTTTTCATTTCTATTTCAATATCTTCTATATCAACTGTTTTTTCTTCAGGACTATCTTGTATTCTGTAGTCTTCATCAATTGTATTATATGTTTTAGGTTCTTTCATATATGCACTATTTGCCCTCTCATTTTTTATTGAAAGTGCACCCACAGTCCACGAACTATAAAGTTTCATAAATACTAGCATAAAGAAACTTAAAAATGTAGTTATGCTATTTGTACCTGCATATGATTGATAAACAGTAACACCAGAAATAATAAAATTAGTAAACATCATAAAGAGTGCCGCATAGACTGATCTTATATAATGAGTATTAAGACGAGCCATTTCTGCTTTATATTTCGGATATGCTTCAATTTCAGTATCTAAATTATTTGTACTTTTTTCATCATCTATATCTAAATATTGAATACACCAATTTTCACGTTTGAGTTCAATAAAGTAAAGAGTACCGATAGATGTAAAAGTTATAAAGTTAGAAATATTACCCATACTATTTAATGTTGTACCATTAAAAAAATTTTCATTCATACTACAAATTTTATCATTACATTGTTGGGGTACAAAAATAACTAAAAATGTACCCATAAGTACTTTATAAAATTCTAAACACATTGAAAATGTTGTTACAATTCTTTGTTTTGTGTCTGGGTCTACTTTCATTATAAATTATATTCCTAAATTTATTATTTTTGTATAATTAACGCACTTAGAGTGATTTACTTACAATTTAGATACATAGGATAACCATGAAACCGCATTTTAAATCTTTGAAGATGTAGTGTATTTTTTATTAAATAATAATTTATATCTTCATTATTTAATTTATATTCAGTCATTTTTGTATCTGAGTAGTAATTATCCATATATCTATCGAAATATTTTACCAATATTTGATCTCTATCGTATAATAATATTTCTTTTTTAGTATTTTTATATGCTATATTCACTTCATTTAATTTAGATATATGTTTTGATACTCTTTTTTCTTTTTTTTTAAAGTATTTAAAATTATTAGTAAACCGCCAACCATATTTCCAATAAAATCCTATTACATCTTCCATAGCATTTAATTTACAATAATCAAAATAAGAACGTCTACCAAACTCTCTCCAAAATAATATCATATCTTTTCCTGATTGTACTTTTATCTTATTTTTACGTTTCATTGATCTTACAATAGAATTTGTAATAGCAATATTACCTATTAATTCAATTGTAAAATATTTTTTATTTTTATGAATGTCGTTGCCGGTGTTACTTACAACTGTAATACCTCTTAAAGATAAACGTTCACCATTTTTTGAATCAAAATTAAATAAAATATATTTTGGACATGATTTTTCATAATATCCATATTCACAATTATAACCAAATATTGATATATCAATATAATTTTTTGGTATTGGATAGAATATTTTGTAGTTTAAATATTTTTTTATAAATTTTATTTCTTTTTTATTCCAATATCTTTTTTTTCGAATTAATATGTAGAAGTTATCATTTAATTTTCGAATATCTACATAATCAGATTTTTGGGTTTTTTTATTTAATACCATAAATCTTATTATGTTATTAGAATGTTGTATATATGATTAAATATAAGTAATTAATTTACATATTTCAATTTTTAATTTATGTGCGAAGATACATAATCTGCAATGTGTTGAGGTTTGAGATTATATTGTTTTTTATGATTAGGACGTGGTTTATGTGTATTTTCATCATCAGAGTCAGAATCAGAGTCATAATCTGTTTCATATTCATCATCTGGTGAACCGGGATAATAATGTCTTATATCTCTTTCAATATCTTTTTCTGTTTTTTTTGGATATTTTGCTAAATCTCTACCATACAAAAAAATATTATTAACAATTACAATAAGAATTAGAATAACTAAAAATAGTGCGATTAATTCTAAAAAATTCATTTTATATATTATTCTAATAAAATTATAAACGATGAATACCTCCTGGTCCTAATAAATGATGTGATGGTACAAGTGGAATCATAGGAACATGATTAATTTTTCTTCTCATAGGTCTAGCCCATCCACTAGGTACCCGCCATATAGGAAATGAATTATTTACATAAATAATATCTTTTCGATATGGATGTCTATTTACAATATGATGTTTTCTAGGCATTTGAGCTAGAAAAAAAATAAGTAAAATTATTAATGCAATTAATAAAATTAAAGTATTATTCATTATACTATATCATGATAATATTTTCATCTCTTTCATAATTTTAATACCTGAAGATACGTGATTATTATTATAATCTTTTGTTCTAACACTTACAATATTATCAAAATCATCTGTGTATTTTATTTTTTGTATTCCGCATTTTTTTATTAAAGATAAACAATGATTACATGGTGCAGACAATGCTCCTTTATATTTTGGATGTGACTTATTTTTTCTCCTTCTAGCAATATATATAGTCAACTTTTTGCTTTTTCTCGTGAGCCTGCTAAAACTAACGACTTATTTCTTTTACCACGGAAAGAGCGATTCAAATATTGCAACACACAATTAGCTTCACTATGTCCGCAACAATATATATTCTTACCAAACTTAGTTCGGTCATTATTAATTGACATACATATAATTTTCTTTCCGCAACAAATAGCTGATGCGTGTTGCTGCCAGTTTTTTCCTCCCTTAGACTTTTCAGCCAACAACAACAAACGGTTTATAATCTTCAACTGTGTGGAACTCATAATTGTCTTGTATTATTAGGTTTATATAACATTGAATAAGTTATATTAAAAATATTTCAATTTTTTTTACTATAACTATACAAATGTTTTACTAGATATTAGTAGATAAAATTTATATTTTAAATTTGCATATAATAGGATTTAAAATTATTCCATAATTCAACTATTTTTGTATTTAATTTTTTTTCATCAACTTTTTCTACATCTAACATTTTACAATATGATACTGTTAATATTTGAGCCATAATATTTTCAAATAGATTACCATTAGGCTTTGTAAAATCCATATTCAAAAGTTTATCATTAAAGGAATTCCCCTCACATTCATTTAACTTTTTATGAAGTACTTTAATTAAATTTAATAAATTTAAAGAATCAACATCAGTCGCCCAGTCAGTAATAATTTGTTTTTCTAAATCAGTCATTTTCGGCCAAATAATGGGATTTTCATTATAATTAACTTCACTTTCATTGGAAACAGTTTGTTTGTTTTCTTGATACATTTTGGGGTGCTGTATTATTAAATACTATTATTTAAGATAATTCAATTTTTTACTTTTTTACTTTTAAATTTTTATATTTTTATATTTTTAATTAATTGATTAATAATTACCATTCCTGGTTTTTTTGTTTGTTGTAAATGTTTTATTTTTGTAATATCAACTTCTATATTTTGAATATTTTTGTATTTTGAATTGATTTTTAACTGATATGCAGCTTGTTTTATAATTTTATTATGAATCCTTTTTTTATTTGGATTTTGAATAATTACATGAGGTGAAGGATAATTAGATAAATGTAGCCAATAGTCATCTGGATCTGCATTATTTACTAATTCATCATTTTCATCTTGATTTTTACCGATGATAATTTTGTGATCTTTGAAAGTTATTTCGAGCATTTTAAATTTAGTTTTTATAAAATAAAATTTAAAATAAATTAATCAATTTAATTCTAAAGTAAATAAAATTTTGATTACATAACATCAAATAATGCATCAGATATTGAAAGTGAATTTGTACACGCAATAATACCAGGTATTGATATATTTGAACTTTTTGGTACAAATTCTTTTGTAGAATTAGAAAAAATTTGTGACTAACTTAGAACTAGAAAAGAAGAATGAATTATAAAAACTTAGTTGAAATTTTGATATCTTGACCAATGATGTACAAATGACGTTTATATTATATTTTACATTTATTGGGGAATAAATTTTTTATAATCTTCAATATTTGTCTCCATATATTTCTTATTTTGCTTTTCAGGTAAACACATACTTTGATATAATTCTAATACGTGTAGGAATTTTTCTTCATCACTTACTTTTTTTTTACCAGTTGTAGGAATATCTTTACCAGTTGTAGAAAATAATCGACTAAGGACATATTTATTTCCACGATTTTTTGCTTGAATGAATTGAATTCCTTGTGGTGCGTTACGCATTAGTTCTCCAAGTGGGTTTGAAGGGAACACACGTTTGGGTGCTAATATGGAAATATCAGGAACATTTTCAATAAATGTTGTTTGTTCTTGTATTTCTTGTGTATTCTTATGTTTATGGAATGAAACCATATTTTCTTTACGCGTTCCAATTGATAAGTCACATAACCAATTACGATAAGTTCCATCTTCTTGTAAAGGCGCTGTATCATCGTGCATGATATCCATTCCTTCTGGAATAGGACCAACCCAAGTTTCCCATACTAATTTATGAATATATTTTTGTGAGTTTTGAAATGATACAGACGAATATTTTGCACCATTACGCATTTTTTTATTTGTAGTAATAATCCCATATGAATTTCTAAAACGTCCATGTGTAGATACTTGATATTCAGGACATTCAGGATGTTGTTTCCATTCTTCTTCCTCTATACTAATTTCAAATTTATCATAATAATATCCGTATGCTTTCAAATGTGGGGTAGATATAGCACGTCGAATTTTTGCCGCTGTTGTTTTGAGTTGGGGTTTCTTATCTTTTTGAATAACATTATCAATAACGAATTGAGCGCATTTATCTACACTACGAAATAAACCAATAGGAATAGATTTATCACGTTTGTTTTTATCTGTAAGGTCAGGTTTTCTCATAGTAACATATTTACCATGTCTTCCTCCATTTGCGTTGCTGTTTTTTACAGCCTTTTTCTGTCCTTTTTTACTATTCTCACTTCGTTCCATCCACATTAGATTTGTAATACGATTATCAGTAGGATCATCATTTATATGGTCGATTGTTTCTTTTGGTGTAATATGAGGGAATGCTGATGCAACGGCGATATGAATATCTGTGTAAGTGTGGTTACAACTATCTAAAGCAAGAATATATCTATTCCGACAAACATTAATGAAATTTTTTGTTTTTTTATGTCTTATTATAAATGGCGTCTCTTGATTGTTAATAAATATTATTTCATACTTAGGATGTTTTCCAAATTCGTGTGCTTTTGTTTTTTTATTTGTTCTATGGAAATACAAAGGTTTCCATACATTATATTCAAAAGTTCCATAAATAGGGTGATTGTTCAAATTCATAATTATAATTTATAAATATGAATTATATTTAAGTTATTTTTGTAAGTAAAGGGTTTTAAGATTTCAATTTTAAGAGAAAATCTAATTACTGTAAGCAAGACCTCCCATACCACTCATGACGCGAAGGACATTGTAGTTAGTGGCGTAGACACGGACCTTAGCAGTGGCATCACCACCAATAGCGTGGGTGGAGAGGACAAGCTGAAGTGTGGCGTTATCGATGCGGCTCATGTTGCAAGTACCAGAGGGCTGGTGCTCCTCAGGGCGGAGAGCGAATGAGTAGACATTGATACCAGTGTCGGGGTTACGTGTGTGGTGCTGGTAAGGCTGAACGAGATCGAAGTAGGTACCCTCGCGCTCAGAGAAGCGATCCTGACCGTTAAGCTGGAGCTTAGCAGTGACGACAGGGTTCTGTCCCCAGCAGTGCATGTTGAGGGCTGTCTCGGCAAGGACGAAAGCGCCGGCATCAGAGACACCAGAGTCAGCGAAATCCTCCTCAACAGGGAAAGGAACCTTGTAGTTACCGGGGCCAGTAGTGCAGCTGGAATTAAAGGAGGCGGCAGAACCGCTGGGGTCCTTAATACCAGTGAATGTAGCATTGTTACCCATGTTCTCACCCCACTGAATGACAGGTCCAGAGAGAGTATCAGCAGCACCGTCCTGGAAAAGACCGTCCTTATCAACGAAAGCATTGTTACCTCCGTTGTAGACACCCATGGGTCCAGAGAAGGCAGCAATTGTGTTGGTAAGAGCATCTAAGGCATCGGTGTAGTTGAAAGGCTGAGCTCCAAGGGCACGGTTAAGGTTTGTGCCGCTAAGGAATGACTGGCAGTAGTCAACATTGGCGTCAGGCTGAACGACCCAGACAAGCTCCTTGCAAGGGTGGTTGAAATTGAGTTTGATCTTGTTGGATGAAGAACCGACGGACTCATCACCAGTGAACTGGAGCTGTTCGATGAGGTACTCGTGGGGGTTCTGGGCCATGCGGCGGCGCTCATCAGTGTCGAGGAAAACGTAATCGACGTAGAGTGAGGCAGCAACAAGAGATTTCTGGTAGGAAGCAGCGTCCTTAACGGATTTACCGGAAGCCTTAGTGGCGTCAGTAGCGTCCATATCTGCTAAGCTAGTAACAGCGAAAAGGCACTCGTCTGATGGGCGAAGCTCAAGGTTGATGCGGACCTCGTGATACTGAAGGGCGATAAGAGGAAGGGCAAGACCAGGGTTGCGGCAGAACCAGAACTGGAGTGGGACGTAAAGGGTAGTCTCAGGAAGAGCGTTGCGAGGGGCGCAGACAGCGGCGGGGACAGATTTGTTAGCGCAAGCAGAGTCAACATCGGCGAAAGAGGGGTCGATGAGGTAGGTAAGCTGGGTGGTCTGACCAACCATCTTGTTGTAACCACGCTCCTGCTCGGCGGTGAGGGTAAGCTGGTTCCAGATGTGCATCCAGTCACCGTACTGGCGATCGATGCGCTGGCCTCCGATCTCAACCTCAACCATGGAGATAAGCTGCTCTCCGGGGTAGTCTAACCAACGGGCGTAGATACCCTTGCAGTCGTTGTTATCATTGCAGCAGGAATCCTGTCCGATCTCGGGAAGGGTAACCTGAAGGTATGTGCGGTAGGCAAGATCACCATTTCTGGAGATAGTGCACTGGACACGGCGACCGAAATCGGCCTGGCCATTGAAAGTCTGTTCAATTGACTCCATGGCAAAGTTGGTATGTCTGCGGTAGGTGACTTTCCAGAAAGTAATCTGGGGATTTCCAGTAAGGTAAACATCTTGGGCGCCGTAGGCTACGAGTTGCATTAATCCACCTCCCATATTATTATAATATTGCTAAAGAAAAAAAAATTTTGAAAAAGCGAATAATTAATTTAATTAATTAGCTTATTCTAAAATACTTGATATTTCAAAATTATCCTTCATGAATCGTTTTAAATAATTATCCAAATATACTTCTTTTTTACCTTCATGGTTCTTGGTAAAAACATATGCATTATTCTTTTTTTTTATAGTCCATCCGTTTTCAAGTGCATTATATAAGAAGGCCATTTTATGTAGTAGTATTGGGTTTACATGTTTATTTTGAATTTTATCAAGATTAATATCCATTGATTTTTGGAGAGAAAAATACTATAAAATTTATACATAAAACATTAATTAACTAAAAAGCAAATTAAATAATTATTTATTATAATAAATATATGCCTGCCTTTAAGCCTAAGGCTACAAAAAAAATAATTTGTAGTACAAAAAATAATGTTACTGTTGATAATAAACATCAAGAAATGATGAATAATTTTAATGATATTGAAAATAATCTAATACCAAAACTAGAAATAGAAAAAGAAAAAATAAAAAAAATGATAAAATTAGAAATTTCTATAGAAGAAAAATTAGAATTAAAAGATAAATTAAAAGAAATTAAAAAAAAAATTAAATCTGAAAAAAATAAAAAAAAAGATTATCTTTTACAAAATGCTAAACATGTGTTTGATTATTTTGAAAAAAAGAAAGATCTAACAGATGGTAAAAATAAAAAAACAATACTTCATTCGTTTTTTAATAAAAATAAAGAAGAAAAAACAAAAAATGAAGATATTAGTTACATTCAAAAATATCTAACAAATATTGATGATAAATATTTTGATATTAATAATTATATTGTTAAAGAAGAAAAATGTAAATGCTCTGGTGAATTAATATCTGTCGAACATGAGGGTGTTTTAATTTGTAAGGAATGTGGTACTAGATATGATTATCTTGTAGAACATGAAAAACCATCATACAAAGAACCCCCAAAAGAAGTTTGTTTTTATGCATATAAGAGAATTAATCATTTTAGAGAAATTTTAGCTCAATTTCAAGCTAAAGAAACCACGCAAATACCTGATGAAGTTATTGAAAACATTAAAGCTCAAATTAAAAAAGAAAGAATAACATTAAAACAAATGTCTAATAAAAAAGCTAAAGATATATTAAAAAAATTAGGTTATAATAAATACTATGAACATATACCTTTTATAAAGGATAAATTAGGTATTAAACCACCAATCATGAGTCCAGAATTAGAAGAAAAACTTTGTAGTCTTTTTATGGATATACAGAGACCATATGCAAAACATTGTCCTGATGATAGAGTAAACTTTCTTAATTATTACTATGTTCTGTATAAAATGTGCGAATTATTAGGGGAAGTAACTTTTTTACCATTTTTTCCTATGTTAAAAGATCCTGTTAAAAGAATAGAGCAAGATGAAATATGGAAAAAAATATGTAATGAATTATCTTGGGAATATGTACCTACTATTTAAGCTAACCCATATTATTAAATATAATTTTGAAAAAAATCAAAACTATATTTATAGGATGATAGAAAAATATGATAAAAGAAGTATTATTGATATAATCAATTATAAAAAACATTTTTTTTATTTCTCATTATTTTCATTAATAATAACAATATTTGCATTTTATAAATCTAAAACAATTTCTGATTATTTAGTTATGATTTCTTCTTTATTTTTTCATACCATTGCTGTATCTGGATCTTTTTTACATAAAGATAATTGTATTAATATTTCGGATGTAGCATTCAATATTTTTATGGTTATTGGAATAATATATATAAGAACACCTGCAATTTTATATTACTTAATTTTTATGAATATACTTACTCTTTTAACTAGACATATTTATAAGGGATGTTTATTTAAATTATCAACAGTAAAATCACATAGATTTTTAAGTCCACGTTTATCTGGTGATTTATTACACATGATACTTATTGTATTAATTTTATTAAAGTTATGTATTCTTAATAGAAATTTCTGAAATTAATTCCTTTGCAATTTTATTAAATGATGATTCTTTAATAGTAAATCCATCATTTTCTAAATCATTCTCTCCAATAATCTTATCAATAGGAATAAATGAAATATTTTTATTTCTAGAATAATTGCTTAAATTAGAATTCCAATAGTCTATGTCTTCCTCTAGATATTTATCTACTTTTAGTTTATGTTTACAAACAGGTATTGTACTATTCATTTTAGGATAATAGCTTCCTAAAATAATAATGTTTGCTTTATCAAATTTTTGAATTAATCTATTTATTTCATTAGCCCAATTATTATAAATATGTGTACTTTCAATACAATTTATGGTTTCTTTATTGGGACTTATTTTTTTATTTGAATTACAATTTATCAAATTTTTATATATATCGTTCATACCAACAGCTACAATTATTATTGTATTTTTATTGTTAAATAAATCTGGAATATTATTAATATAACTATTAAAATTATTTATCATAACACAATCATTTGTGTATGTTTTTATTTTTGCTAATGGATATTTACTTAATAAAATTTTTTTTAATGATGGATATTTTATGTTTTTTGGTTGATGAAAATCATAATCTCCCATTAAAACAATATTAGGTGATGGTAATTTTTTTGCTGATACCATATTTTCCTTATTTTTGAATGCATATTTCACAAGTAAAATAGATATTATAATTAAAATTCCTAAAAGAATATATTTCATATATAAAATTGAATTATTAAAAAGTTTTCTAATTATTCAATTATAAATTTCTAACAATGTCTACTAACAAACCAATTCAGTTGGGTCTATGTTGTTTAAATACAACATTAAGAGAACAGAAACCAACTGTATTTTGTTCTAGAAAAATGATTATAAGAAAGATAGAAGAAGAAGGTATACAAACACTAAAATTAAAAATAATTCAGAATTTAAATGATTTATATAAGATGATTAAATGGAACGAACAAAATGGTATTAAAGTTTTAAGAATTTCAAGTGAATTATTTCCTCATATAAGCAATCCAATGGTAGAAGATTACGATATGGAATTTGCTGATGCTCTTTTAAAAAAAATAGGAGAATATGCTAGACATCTTAATCATAGATTAACTTTTCATCCAGGACAATATAATGTTGTAGGGACACCAAATGAAAGTACCTTTCAACAAACTATAAATGATCTTAGTTATCATGCAGAAGTTTTAGATCGTATGGGTATGGGTCCAGATTCAGTTATGGTAGTTCATGGTGGTGGATTATATGGTGATAAAGAAAAAACACTTGAAAGATGGTGTGAAAATTACAAACGTCTTCCTGAATCAATTAAAAGAAGGTTAGTATTAGAAAATTGTGAAAAATGCTTTTCCATTAAAGATTGTTTATATGTATCAAAAAAAGTTAATATACCTGTAGTATTTGATACACATCATTATACATGTTATAATATATTACATCCAGACGAATGTATTGAAAAAGCAGAATATTATATAGAAGACATATTAAATACATGGAAAAAAAGAGGAATCAAACCTAAATTTCATGTTTCAGAACAGGGTTCGGGAAGAACAGGGCATCATTCTGATTATATTGAAGTAATACCAGAATATTTATTAGAAATTCCTGAAAAATATGAATGTCATATTGATATTATGATTGAAGCTAAAAAAAAAGAACTTGCTATATTTAAATTATATAGTAAATATCCTTTCCTTAATTGTAAGCGAGAGCATAATTAATTAATATAAATATATTAGAAATATTTGTATTATAAATTTTAATGAATTATTTTTATATTTACTTACAACTTATATATGCAAATACCTTTTTTGCTAGTCAAACATTAAAGATAACATCACTAATAACAAAAGGTCATTATGAAAGGATTACAAATTACACATATGCATATGATTTAACAATTGCGTTATTAATAACTTATACAATAACTACGATATCTCAATTAACTTTTAAAAATCTTTCAAGAAAAAAATTATTTTTATATCAAATTATAACAATTTCAAGTGCAATAATTTTTGCTTTATTAGGACAAGTAAATTTTTTACAAAATTTTACTATAAGTGGAAACTTTTGGAATCATCTTACATTAAGGGAGATTATTGTATTTATTATAATAGGTGTACCTTTGCTGTATTTAACAATAAGAGACATATTAGATCTAACTAAATATAGAAGATGTGGAAATACAATATTATCAATATTATCGTTGTTTTTTATTTTTGGGTTGAATTACATTCTTTTATTTATAAATTCTGCTAAAAATATTCATTATCATATACATCATGCTATATTTGCAGCTCTAATGGCGTTACAGTTTAATGATTTAACAAATAATTTATTAATTATAGGTAATGGTATTTATATGGGTGTTTTGGTAGAGGGTATAAGTTTTTATGGTTTAAGTGAAATATATATTTTTATGAGCGATTCTATGGAACCTATAACAAATATAAGTTATTCATTATTTTTTACTATTGTATTGATAGTATTTTGGATATTTATAACGTGTTTAAATTTTAAACATATTACAAAATATAATTTACATGCGAGGGAAACCAACAAGGTTAGCGCCCATACCGAAACCAGCTCCGGAGCGAGCACTTACAGCCATAGATGGGACGTAAGTATCGAGGATGGAGAAAGTAGCGGCAGCAGTGAGGGCAATAAGCATGACCTCATCTAAGTTAAGAGAGCGCTTGGGGATAGCGTAGGCGGCAATAGCAACCATGATACCCTCAACAAGGTATTTTACAACACGACGGATAAGTTCACCAAGGTCAAATAAATTTCCAAGTTCACCGAGCATTTATATTATTTCTACAGAAAAAAAAATACATTATTAGATAAAAATAACTTAAAATATTAAATACTAAAAATATTATAAATGTCTAAAGAATTACCTTTTGAAACTGAAAAATTACCTAATGGAGAAAAAAATCCTAAATACGTTGATCTTTTAGATGAAGATAAACCTGTAGCAGGTCAAAAATTTGTGTGTATGAGTTTTGTAAGTCCAGATAAAATTTTAAAGAAAAAAGAGCTATTTTTCTTTGAGGAATTCCTAAAGCATTGGGATTATAGTAAAGGAGTTCAGAAGTTTTCACAATTTCTTAATTTCATCTCATACAAATACAATATGAATTTTGATAAGATTATGAAAGATTATCAGGAATTTGTTAAAAGCGAGGAGGCTGAACTTGTTAAGACAACAATTACTGATGATTATAAGAATTTCTTAGATGCTAAGGAAGAAGAACTTGAAAGTGCATTTAATGAGATGCATAATTTTCAGACAAATACGCGCGGTGTAAAGGTACGCGGATCTTATCCTTCTCAGGAAGAGGCAGAATTACGTTGTAAACTACTTCGCGAATTAGATCCTAATCATGATGTATTTGTTGGGCCTGTTGGTACATGGATGCCTTGGGAACCAGAAGCATATAGAACAGGACGTGTAGAATATCTTAATGATGAACTTAATCAACTTATGCATGAAAAGAATAAGAATGAAAAACAAGCAAAACGAGAGTTTGAGAAACGTGTCGCAGATGCTAAAAAGAAAGCTATTGAGGATAATAAAAAACTTGCTAAGGAAACAGGAAACAAGCTTACACAAAATATTGATTCAGAAGGTAATCTTGTAGGTGTTGGTTCATCAACAGTTGAGAATAATCTTAAGAGTAATGAAGAAATTAGTTCCGCAGATATTAGAAAAGAGCTTTTTGAGGGTGATAACATTAGAACGCGTGAGACAGATAGAGTTCAGAAGGAAATAGATGATAATGCAAATATTGATATGACTGTAAGTGAGAAGAAAGAAGATTAAATAATCATATTAAATAATTATACTTAAAATATTTAATATGAATAATATTTACAAAATATTAGAAAAAAATAAAGAAAAGATTAATGATATTTGTAATTGTATTGTATGTACGATAGAATCTGAAAAGATAATTTGTAAAGATTGTAAAGATAAATGGAGTTTTTGTGAATTATGTATATTACCCATTAACTGTTATAAAACAAATATCATTATTTTAAAAAATGTAGATGTAAATAAAAAAAATATTCATGATATAGGTATTTGTTGTGAATGTTTTAATAATTATGATTTTAATAGTGATATTTGGTTAATTGACGATTATTAAATATTATTACTTATTTAATATGGTAAAAAGATTTCATTGTGAATTTAAAAATTGTAACTGTTGCGAATATGAGTTATTTTGTAGTGGTAGATGCAAATACTGTAATCATCATAAAATATGGCATTCATTAAGAGAAAATCCATGTAAAACAAATAAAACACAATTTTTATCTACAAGAATGCAGGCTCGAATACCAAAATATATATCTGATAAATTTAATGAAACTACTATTTTCAACCCAATTCCAATTGTAAATGCTGTCCCAATTTTCGATAATACTACTAATTTTTGTATTACTGTTGAAGCTTTACCAGTGTAATTACCATCTACTTTTTTTAACATTTATTCGTGGACCCTTTCTACTGTTTGTTGGATCAAATTGTTCTTCTTCATCATCACTTCCAATATCTTTAGACATATCCCAAAATTCTTTACTTCCTAATTTAAAATCTTTATGTGGACTGGCTTTATACCAAAATATTTGGTCTTCTAATTTATTTGATTTTGAATTATTTGAAACAACTAAACATTCATAATTTTCAGTACATTGATCCATAACCTGACAGAAAGACTCAAATGTGGGGAACATACCTGCAAAATTTTCATAAATTCTTTTTCTATTAGCAATATACGGCTCTCTTAAAATAAATGTGTAATCAATATTTGTTCTAAGATTTGGTGGAACCCCAAGAGGATATTGCATAGTAATTACTAACATGATTTTCCAATGACGACCATTCATAAAAAGAAGTCTCATTAATTTATCTCTACTCCATGTATTATCATAAAGACAATCATCTAAAATAACGAAAGCGCGACCATCAATATTACTTCTACCATAAGCATCTTTTTCTCTTTTTATTTGTTTAATAACCATTTTTTGACGTTTAAGAATATTTTCAATAATTGCTGTATTATATTCATCATGAATAAATAATTTAGGCACCATAGAACTATAAAATCCATTTCCGGCCTCAGTTCCTGAAATAACTGTACCAATTGGAATATCTTGATGATAATAAAGTAAATCTCTACATAAAAAACTCTTACCTGTATCACGTCTTCCTATTAATACAATTACAGGACCTGATGATTTTTTTGGATCAAACTTAATATTTTTCATATCGAACTTTTTTAGTTCTAAATTCATATATATTTAGTTCAAAAATATATTTATATTAAAATACGCATAAATCAAGTTAAAATTAATAAAATTATTTATTTATACAAATTAATGTTCAACATTTATTATAAAAAGAATGATAATAAAACATTATTTAAGAAATTTGAAAATATAGGGATAAAAAAAATTCAAAATTATATCCCAATATATAAACATTTTTTTAACTTACAGGAAAACAACTATCAAAATATAAATTTGAATCAACATTATAATATCATAAACGTTGATAAAAGTGACTTTAATAATGTTTATAAATGTAAAATAAAATCTGAAAAAGATGAAAAATACATTGATTCTTTTTTTAAATTTTCTCCTTTAATTGATCCAGTTAAATTTATGGTTGGAAAATATGAAGAATCTAATCATTTAAAATCTGAATTACCAAGATTATCAAATAATAATTGTATAAAGAAAATTTTAGATCCAAATAATTCAGCATATGTTGATGGTTTTTTTACATATCTTACAAGTAATCTTTTACACCATCACAAATTTATTCACGGTTTAGATTTTTATGGTTCTTTTTTAGGTGTTCAGAATGAATTTAAAATAAATATTTTTGATGATTTAGAATATTTAAATGATAGTGAATTTTTTCATATAAATAAAAATAATCTATTCAAAATAGACGATATAGATTCTGACTTATTCTTTGATAGCGATACTAGAAATTACAAGAGAAAATTAGTTATTGAAAAAAATATTAGCAATAAATCAGTATATTCTTTAAATAATGAAAATTTCGATGATTTATTTATACCATCTAACACTGAAAAGGGGATTTCAACAGAATTAATTTTTGAATTTGATTTAAGTAACAATTTAAATAAAAGTAAAAGTAGCAGTGAATGTTCTTCTAGATCTTCTCATAGTTCTAGTGAAGATGAATTTGAAGATGATGATAATAATGAGTCAGAAAGTGAAAATGAGACAGATGGAGATAATAGTGAAATATTAAGTAGTATAAATTCAGATATTGAATGTTGTTCTACAATAGAAGATTTTCCCGTACAAGTAATATGTCTTGAAAAAATGGAAGCCACATTAGATTCATTACTAGAAGAAGATATTAGTATTGATGAATGGCGATCTTGTTTATTTCAAATAATAATGATTCTTATAACTTATCAAAAAATGTTTGATTTTACACATAATGATTTACATACAAATAATATCATGTATAATAAAACGGATAAAGAATTTATATATTACAAATATGAAAGTAAATACTTTAAAGTGCCTACATATGGAAAATTATATAAAATAATTGATTTTGGTAGAGCAATATATAAATATAAGGGTAAATTCATTTGTAGTGATAGTTTTCATCCAAAAGGTGATGCTGCAACACAATACAATATTGAACCTTATTTTAATAAGAAAAAACCTAGATTAAATCCAAATCCATCATTTGATTTATGTCGTCTTGCATGTTCTCTTTATGATTATTTTTTAGATGACATTGATATTGAAAATATTAACTCATGTGGGAATCCTATTTCTATTTTAATTAATAAATGGTGTACTGATGATAAAGGAAGAAATATACTATATAAAAAATGTGGTGAAGAAAGATATCCAGAATTTAAGTTATATAAAATGATTGCTAGAACCGTACACAATCATACACCACAAAATCAAGTTGATAGTATTATTTTTTCAAAATATAAGATTAATAGAAAAAAAGCAAGTAAAAAAAAAATTATAGACATTGATAAATTACCTATTTATTCTTAATGTCTAAATAAATAATTAATTTATTTATTATTTTAAGTAAATTAATTATTCAAAATTCTGGATTGTTTGTAAATACTACTGGTGTACTTCCTAAATCTTTTATAGGTTCTATCTGTGTATAAACAAATATACCTGTAATAAAACTAATATATACAAGTAGAGCATCTCTTACAAGTTTTTTTAGTGGTATTGTTTCTTTAATTATAAATCTCATTTCAAAAAAACGAAAAATTAAGTATACAATACAAATTACAAACCCTTTAATAAAAGTATCGTTATTCATTATTATATTTTAAATAAAAAAACTATTTTATTTTTTACCGCAGTTAATTTAACTCTTGAACATCATCTAAAAGAGGTGGACTTGCTATTTCTAAACCAGATGAAACGTCATTTACATCTAACTTATCTAATTCTAGTGTAGGGGATTCATCAAAAATTTTGATTTTATCCTGTTCGAAACCAAAATCATCATCATCATCATCATCATCATCATATGCAGCCTCTTCTTCTTTACGTTTTTCATTGGCTTCCTTGCTTATTTTTTCAAGCCTTTCTATAGTTTTTGGAGCTGAAATTAATGAAGTTTCATTTTTTTGGATTTTTGTTGGTTTCTCATTAATATTATAATTCATTAACGAATCATTATCATTGAAAGAAATTTTATTTTCGGATTTAATTTCTGAAGTCATAGGTTCGGTATTAATAATTACATTTTCAGTTTTTTCAATATTATCATTTCCATTACTATGATTATTTTCTAAAGGTTCAATTGCTTTTGCAATTGATACTGGTTCACCAGGAGAAATTATATTATTATCTTCTGATGCTTCTATTTTTACAATATTTGCTGAATTATCATTTGTTACAGTTTGTATTGATTCATTATTATTTTCTAGTGTTTCTTTTTCTTCTTCTTTAACAATATTTTCAACTTCTTCTTGTGGTTTTTCTACAATTTCTTCTATAATTTCTTCCTCTTCTGTTTCATCCATATAGGCACGTAGAATTTTTTCAATAGGCATACTATCTGCAATAACTTTAAGTATACACTCTCTTACAATTATTTCACACTCACGCATGTTTTTTTGTTGTTGAAGAGGCATGATATGTTTCTCAAATAAATATACATTTTGATATATTTTACGCGCAGATTCAATATAAACACGATGAACAAAATCTGAAATTTTTGGTATATCTATCTCTATTTTTTTTTGTTTTGTTGAAACGCGAATACTAGTAAGAATTTTTAACTGTGTTATATGAACGCATGTTAAAATATCTTCTAAGAAATCACATTTACTGGTTTTAATGATTCGTTGTGTCTCAACATTTATAATTTCTTGATTCCATTTTGGAACTCTTGATAAGAAATTTTGAAAGGTCATTAGATATTTTGAACTTTCTTCATTTTTTACACATAATTCATAAGCCTCTTTAAAAATAGATTTGAATCCTTGAATAACAAGAGGAGTTAGTATATTTAGTAAACGAGATGAATATTCATTTCGGGCTTCAGAAAGCAAATTAGTATTAAAATCATCCATATTTACATTTCACATATATTTTCTAAATCACATTTAATACGCAATAAAACTATAGTTAAAATATAAAATATTAGTATTTTTTCATTCCTAAATTCAATTCTTGCCTTATCAAAAAATATAAGTAATTTATATTTTTCTAATCCATCTATTTTTTTAGAATTAGATATGTAATTCATTATATCCAATGACGAATACCCTTTTTGATATATTTTATCACTAAAATTAAAAATTTCTTTTATGTTATTTAATTTTGATGTATTCTCTAAATTTTTTGCAAGCCATGTACTAGTTTTTTTATTCTCTAATTTAAAAATATTATTAATGGTAGATTTGTTATAATCATGGAGACTTATTTTATTTTTATTTATAACGGGAAGTGATACTTGTATATTACAAAATCTTGAAATTATTGGTTTTAATAATTTTCGATATTCATCTATAATAATAAAAAATCTTGTGGTATGGCTAAATTGTTCTATGCATCTTCTAAGTGCAGATTGCGCGTCAGTTGTTAATTTATCAGCATTAAAAAGAACAATACTTTTAAAAATACTACCATTTTTATTTTGAATATTTGTTTTAGCAAAGAATTTTAATTCATCTCTAATAAATCTAATACCTTTACCATGCGCGCAATTAATATACATTACATATTTCTTTATATTTTCTTTACTTGAATATATTTTATTTATAAAGTATTCTAGTACTGACCGTTTTCCAGCTCCTGATGGACCGTGGAAAACAATATGTGGAATTTTATTCTGTGATATAAAATAATCTAATTTAGACTTAATATTTTTATGAATATTCATATTTATGATTATTTATAAAATTATTTTTATATTCAAATTATGCAACACTATGTAATGAATGTGTGTAAGGATTATTATTAAACGCATTTAACATTTGTCTAGTATTTCTATCTGATTCAATTGTTGCTTCTCTTGTATGTCTACCACCCATCTCACCATATGTTGTAATATTTCCACCTTCTTTTGGCATGTTAGCAATACCGAATGCTTCATTTTGAGCTCCAATTTTACTTACTTTTATATTTTGATTTCCATTAAATAATGTTTGATTACCCATATTTGGATGTGTCTTCAATAATTTTTCTTTGTAAGGATTTAATTCTGCATTATAAGCAGCATTGTAAACAGGACCATTTGAAGTTCCATATGTTGAACCTCCATGAATACCTGTGTAAGATACTGTTGTTGATTCTCTTTGCTGTGATTTAAGATCATAAGTTGCTGTTGCATATCCTCCTTCATGACTTCTAAATGGTTGGGCGATATCATGTGTTTCACTAGTTTGTTCTCGAATGGTTGTTTTAGTTCTATCAGCTGGATTCCAAACAGTTGCTTGATTAACACCATATGCACCCGACGCATTTCCTTGTTCTCTTATATTTCCAATAACATTTTCTTTTCTTGAAGGTCTTAAAACATCCATTACTGGAGCAACTATTGCTTTCATCAATCCCGAAACAACACCAAATTCTCTTGGTTGTTTTGTTGTTGATCTTGAATTTGCATATGATTTATACCCATCTTTACCATAATTTTGTTTTAAATTATCCCAACCTGTCTGATATGTTAAATTATGAGCGGGTCCTAAATATTTACCATCCGGAGCTAGTTCAGGTCTATTGCTTTTTCTGTAATTTTCCTCCATTCTACCTCCAGCACTACCACCATTCTGATTTGCTGTACCTGCACCGAAATACTCTCTTGTTGTAAAAGGACGATTTTCTGGTTGAAGTGGTTCTTCAGCACGTGATCGCTGTGCTTTTTCCTGACCTGTTGTAGTAAACCAGCGATCTGGTGTATTTAAGTAAAATGTATCGGGGCGATTTTTTTCAACACGACCCTCAAATCCTCTATTTTTAATAGTTGAATTTGCAGGTCCTTCATGATTTCCTAAACTATATGTTATTTTTGGATTAGTCTTTGTTCGTAATTGATCTACAGATTTATCAAGCCACATATTTCTAGCTTCCATTCCTGCATTAAATCCATCTGAACCTTTATTTGTAAATCCTTTATTTAATCCAGGTCCCACTCTTATTTCTTCCCAAGGTTTAGTATTTGCCATTCGTGATGATGGATTCATTCTTGATTGTATAAAATCTGAATGATTAGGTGTTCCATGTGCATAGTGTAAATTTTCCTGTGGTGCGAAAAGAGGAGCCTGTTCTCTTTTGTGAACTATTTGAGATCCACTTCCATTATGATGATCTAAAATTTGTTCGTTACTGTTTAAATTAATAGTTCTCTGTTTTACTGTAGATCCAAAAAAAGGTACCATATTATTGAATTTAATATCTTTTTTCTGAACCATATCGCCATTTAATGATTTAAATAAATTATTATTTGTTGGATCTGCATTTGATTCTACCTTTTTCTCATAAACATCTTGTTGATAATATCTATCTGTTGCTGAATTTGGCGAAGCATATGAAGCTGGTTCATGACCTACGTCAGAAAAAGTTTGAACTGGGTAATTTACTCTACTTGTTGCAGGTACACCATTATTTACATTACCCATTTTTAATGTTCTGGATTCAGGAGCTGATCTATTTGTAAATTTCTCTTTGCTAATTTCTTTTTCTTCATTTCTATTTGATAAAATATACATAGCACCTAATGCTACTGCTGGAATTGCAATTTCTGCCATTATATATTAAACAATATATTTTCTTAAACAATAAATTATCTTTATTTTAAAATTATTTATTGTTTTAAAGTAGCTTTTGGAAGAAGGTTGCCCCGATATACGCCAACTGGCTGCCCTCTCTGTTTTAACATACAAGGTTCTTTTGCAACAAAGTTATCCTTCTCTAAAATACGTGTACTAAGATTATTCTGAAAAGGCATACATGTATTTTCTTGTGGGTCTAAAAATAAAATATATCTATGATTTTGTTCTAAATCTTTATACATCCAAGCAGGATGTGTTGCTCTACTTTGTTCTGTTATAGTATTATTACATGTTGAATATTTTACTCTTTTAGACTTTACAACACCACTATTTGGATATTGTTTTTTATCACAATATTTTGATAATGGTCGTGTTATTCCAATTAAATCACTATCAATATCAATAGGTGCTCCATTTGTTACTTTTCTTAAATTTGCACCCCACCCCTGCATTCTAATATATGGATCATTATAAAAACAAACATTATCTCCAGGACCAGGCACATTTAACATGTATCTTCCAGGTCCAGTAGATTCTTGTAATATTTTTTTTGTTCTACATTCATCATAATTAAATCTTGTAAAAGCCATTTTAATATATAAATATTAAATATAATAAAAAATACTAAATATGTAAAAATAATGGTTTTAAAATTAGGCGTTGAAGAAAAAAACACAAAAGATAAAGATGTTAAAATTGTTCTTAATATGATTGTTAAAAACGAATCTAAAATTATTATTCGACTCTTAGAAAGCGTTTACAAATTTATTGATGCTTACTGTATTTGTGATACAGGTTCTGATGATGATACAATAGATATAATAAAAGATTTTTTTACTAAGAAAAATATTAATGGATATTTAATAAAATATAAATTTAAAAACTTTGGACATAATCGTAATTGGGCTTTAGATAAATGTCGCATATTATATAGTGATTACGATTTTATTTTGCTTTTAGATGCAGACATGATAGCTAATTTTAGTAGTGATTTTTTAGCTAATAAGAATAATTTAAAATCTAAAGATTACTATTATGTTATGCAAGGAACAAAAAAATTTAAATATAGAAATATTCGTTTAATAAATTTTGATAAAACTATTCAATATATTGGATCGACACATGAATATTTAAAAATACCTATTAATCTTAAATCTCAACAACTAGACGAAAGTGAATTTTTTATTACAGATATTGGAGATGGAGGAAATAAAACTAACAAATATGAAAGAGACATTAAAATTTTACAAGATGATATTAAAGAAGATCCTGATAATGTGCGTGCATATTTTTATCTTGCTAATTCTTATTTTGATACAGGAGAATATACAAAAGCTATTAATAATTATAAAATAAGAATTCAAAAAGGTGGATGGTTTGAAGAAATATATTATAGTATGTATAGAATTGGATTATGTTATATGGCTTTAAAAAAATATGAAAAAGCTGTAATGAAATTCTTAAATGCATATCAAATTAATCCTACGAGAGCTGAACCATTATATGAAATAATAAAACATTACAGATATACTAAAAATTATTCATTAGCTAATTTATTTTTTAAACAAGCAATATTTATAGAAAAACCTGAAAAAACTGCATTATTTATTAGTACAGATGTATATGAGTATAAATTACTGTATGAATTTTATATTTTTTATTATTATCTTCCTTTAAATGATAAAAGTTTTTATGAACTAGATGAAATTCATCGTGTGTTTTTTAAATTATTAGATAATAAATGTCATATTAAAAATGTTTTTGATAATTATAAATTTTATGCTAATAATATTAGTTGTTACTCTAAAAATAATGATATTAAAAGATATGATTTAACAAAAGTAAAAAATGAATTTAACAGTAGTAATTCTACTATTTTTACATATAATTCAAATGTTTATTTTATAGTAAGATATGTTAATTATTATTTTGATGCTGAATGGAACTATAAATATAGAGATAAAGAAGCTACAAAAAATTATATTATTAATTATAATGAAGATTTTACTGAAGAAATAAATGAAGAATTAATCCAAGAAAATAAACGTGAAATAGATAATTATTATGTTTTAGATGGTCTTCAAGATATTAGGACATTAACTTTAAAAAGTACTATTTATTATACAGGAAATGTTGTATTCAACTATACCAAAAAAGAAATTTCAGAAAAAATTTTAAGAGGTTCTATGATAGAATTTGGAACTTTTGATATTAATAATAAACAATTAAATGGTACTATAATAAAATCTCCAACTAATAATAAATGTGAAAAAAATTGGGCGTTATTTTCTAATCGTAAAAAAATATTTTGCATTTATCAATGGCATCCAATGAAATTGGGTATTATAAAAAAGAATAAACTTTCAATAAAACAGGAACAAAAATCACCTAATTTTTTTAAATATATCTCTGGATCAACACATGGTATAAACAATAATGACGATATTTTATTTATATGTCATTTAGTTCATCATTCAAAACCTAGAAATTATTATCATTTATTTGTTAAAATTAATTGTAAAACATTTGAATATGTAGATCATAGCTTTCTTTTTACTTTTGAAAATCAACCTATAGAATATTGTTGTGGAATGATAATTAAAGATGGTATATTATATATTACATATTCTGTAAAAGATAATACCACAAAAGTGTTAACTATCCCATATAATGATATAAAGTTTATTAATAATACTTAACAAAAAGGACCTTTTGCACGTTGCTTGCTTTCAACAACAAGAGGTTCTGGTAAAAATACATTCATATTATTAAAAAATTTTGCCTGATTTAATTTATTTAATTCTGGTACTACAGGCGCTTTATTTTTAACAAGATTGGTAGATCCTATTCCAAAAAGTGCACTTTCAATATCAGACGCATTATTGGAAAGTACATTATTATTGTAACCGCTTGTCATCATAGGCATATTAATACCAGCACAAGGAATTCTTGTATCATTTGATACACATTTATATTTATAAATGCTAAAATCAAGTTGTCTATTATTTAATTGTTGCTCTAAACAATATAATCCTTTTGAATTTTTTAGACTTGTATCCATAATGATATATAAAATATATATTATTTTTTAATCTAATTGTTTTTTAATATAATATTTTTTAATTTTTGTTTTAAGTTATCAATTACATTTTTGTTGTCTTTTTTTAAAATAGCTCTGATTAAATTATGATTATCATAAAAATAGTCCCACGAAAATAAAATCATAAAAGCATCATTTTCATTAACATTCCTAATTAATGCTAAACGATCGTTATTCATGATACATTTTATAATTTCTTTATATTCCTCTTTTAATACATTAAATAGCGTATCTTGTTTTTTTATCATATCTTGATTATATTCTTTCATTGAAAAAACGGCTAAAACTTCTTTACGATATTGTGTATCTGAATCTTCTATATCTAAATTTTTATACTTTAATTCAATGGAATAATTATACATTTAATTATAAATATTTAATTATTTTTAAGTATATTAATTAGAATGTCTCTCGAGATAATCTTGATCTCTTGTGAGTTCGCGTGAAGGTAATCCACCACGAATCCACCCCTCTGCTGCGACACCTTCTACTAAATTATGAGGATTCTGAATGGTGTTTGCAACACTTGGAATTAAAGGAGTTCTGCTGTAATTTTTGTAAGAAGTTTCTGTAACAGTTTTGCATGATTTTGTATCATTAATCATTGCTCCTTGTTGTAATCTTGCTTCAAGAATAGGACGAGGAGGTCCACGTCCTAAATATGGTACAGTTGCAAAAGGTCTCTGTTGAAGGCTAATTTTGCATTTAGGGTGAGTTTGGATAGTTCCGATTCTTAACTTAGAGTCGGATTGTATATTACAACCACCTGCGCCACAGATTCCAGCACCTCCATTATAAAATACATTTGGTTGTTGTGTAGCAAATTCGATGGGTTTTTTCATACCGCATGAATTTAAAAAATAATTTGTTGTATTATAACTACCAATTGCATTATTTTGAGAATCACGGGCAGTAATTCCACAATCATCATCGCCGATTCTTGTTAGATTATCAAATCTATAATTATATACACTAGCCATTATATAATTATATAGAAGATTATTTTATTTAATAATTAATCCACCGAGGATTTTCTTTTAAACACGCTACATCATCACCACTCTTACATGAAGGCATATTTCCATAGCAAAATTCAGCAAATGCTTTTTGATCGTTAGCTACTCTTGAATTAGCGGTTGTATAAAATCTTTGCATTGACTGTTCGAAACTAATTGCATCTCCTAAATCTGTGAATAATTTAGGATCAGGTCCAATATTTCCTGCACTTTCGTTGATTTTTTTCTCAACTTCAGGGTTGAATGATGGTTGGGCTGCTTCACGTTGAGGATTATATTTAATATCAGGTAAAAGAACATTCATTAAAGGATTATTTTTAGTTGGCTCTGTTGCATTTGGTTTAATTACTTTTTGCATCTTTTGATTTGCAAATCCTTCCTTAATTATTTTTTCTTTTAACTGTTTTTTTATTGACTCACTTTTTTTTGAATTATACATCATTACAATTATTACTAAAGTAATAGCTGTTGCAATTAGTATTTTTATGTAATTACCTGTTATTAAGCCAAAAAGAGCTAAAATTAACACTAATCTTGTAACAGCATTTAATTTAGCTGGATACTCTAAATCTTTATTAGGCCATAATTCACCGATGTGTTTTTTATCAAATAATATCTTTGGATTATTAAACCAGAATACTTCACTCATTATATATATTTTAAATTATTTTTTCTTACCTTTTCTTCTCTTTTTTTTACGTTTATTAGTTTTAGATATTTTTACATTTTCATTCATTGGTCTGAACTCCTCGAGTATTTGATTTTTTTTCTTAGCTTCTGCTAATTGTTGTTGTAATAATTTAATTTGTTCGTCTTTATTATCAAGTTTAGCTTTTCTACGTTGCTCTAATTTTCTTCTTAATCTTTCTTTTGTTTTTGCCTTACCTATGTTATTTTTCATTTGAGCTTGCATAGCGTTCATATTTAATTTACCATTCATTGGAATACCCATATCTCCAAACATCTTTTGCATATTTTTCATACCGGGTACATTATTTAATTTTTGCATCAATTGAGATGCTTCTTCCATCAATTCACTTTCTTTAATTTCACCAGATTTGATTTTAGCATCTAGATTACCTCCAACCTTTTTAATCATATTCATTAATCTCCCAGGATTCTTAAAAAGTGCTTTAAATACATCACCTACTGAATTTGCTCCAGATATATCACTAAAATCTTTTAATGTTTCTTCGGTAATTTCAGTTGCTAATCTACCTAGCTTACCGTCTAGTAACCCACTAATATGTTCGTGTAAATCATCAGGATTAGGCATTTCAGGCATATTTCCAGGTTCGAAATTTGCATTCGACATATCAAAAATACCACTCATTTGTTCCATCGTTTCCTCTAATTTTCTCTTCAATTCATCTTCATTAATTGCTTCAAACAATGATGCTGCATCTCCAAATGAAGATGTATCATTTTGTGTATTAATTACTGTAAAACATACTAGTTGTAAATACTTCCAAATAATTAGTCTAGTCTTTTCACTAATATCATTAGCCCATACATCTTTAAAATCAATATTTGGTAGGAATGTTAATTCATAATCATTATTCTTAAAAATATCTTCATTTTGATATAATAAATCAAAAAATCTAGATGGATATATATTTTTACAATGATCGAATAATTCTTTTACTTTATTATAATCATTATTATTAATAGCATTTAAATATGGTATTAAATTATCTTCATACTCTGGAAATGTATTTACCATATCAAAACAAAAATCCTTCATAATTTTTGTAAATTCATCTGGAATCTCTTCAGTTTCAATTTTAGACATTATATATCTAAAATAAAAATTACTATTTAAATCAAACTCTTGCTAAATTATTTCTTATTATACATTATTGATAGTTTAGATAGATTTTGGACGTACTTAATAATTTTATTTTGATTATCATCATTTAGTTCTGATGCGGCTTTTCTGATTTGATCTATTGCGTTTAATACTTCTCCTGAATTATATTCTTTACTAACGCCTACATCTGACTTATAATCTTTATTAACAAAATATGAGAAATCACCTTTTTCTATTTTATCTGAATAAGGTGTAACACAATACAAATACCATGCCTTAACTAATAATGTAGGATTCATTCTAATAACATTAGAAATATAAAATTTAGCTGTCTTAATATTTTTATTACCAGGAAGAACAACTAATACATCATCTAAGAACTCAATAAAATGGTTATTAAATGCCTTGGAAATACTCATATATAATTTTTTCTTTATTTATTTTTAAGCTATTTTATCTTTTTTGTTTAATATCCATGTTACGTTCCTGTTGTAATTTACCTAAATCAACATTTCCTACTTTATTTGGCTCATAATCTTCAGGAGGAGTTGCTATACTCTGATTTTGATCCCATCCTGTATATGAATGCATCATTCTCATACCTCCATTCCCTTTTGCTGATAATTCATCAGAACTCATATCTAAATAAGAATAATTATCAGATAATCCACCCATTTCACACATAGAAAATGCTAAAGGCTCTCCATTTGATAAAGTAGCTTGATTATTTATTTTTGCTTCTCCTGGATTTAAGTAATGTATAATTTCATTTAATCCGTCTAAAACACGATTACCATGATGTAATAAAAGAACACATGGTACTTTTTTAACATTAGGTGGTAATAGTAATCGTTGTCCGTTTTCTAAAATAACATGAGTAGTACCATCTTTATGTTGTTCTCTTTTGTCTATACATACAAAATGTAAATCATTTTTTCTTTTTGTTCTAGACAATTTTACTAATAAATCTTTTGAATATTTACAATAATTACTATAATATAAAATTGCACTCATATATAATTAATTAAGTATTTTGCTTTTAAAATTAAACATAAAAAATTGATTAAAATAATTAAATATAATGATATATATTATATAAACATGGCAGATACTAAAGTTGATGATACTAATACATACATTAGTTCTAGAAGTGAGGAAAATGGTATTTTAAATTTTACTCTTTCTGGAATAAATGTTAGCATTGCAAATGCTATACGTAGAACTATTCTTTCAGATATTCCTATTTTAGCATTCAAAACATTTCCTCACAACGAAAATCAAGCAGATTTTATTAAAAATACTACACGATTTAATAATGAAATTTTGAAACAGCGTCTAGGTTGCATTCCAATTAATATTACCGATCATTCTCTTCCATATAATGAACTTTTAGTAGAAATTCATAAGAAAAATGATACAAATGAGATGGTGTATGTAACTACAGAAGATTTTAAAGTTAAAAACATCAATTCAGACAAATATCTAGATGAATCTACAGTACGTAAAATGTTCCCACCTAATCCAATAACAGGAGATTTTATTCTGTTTGCACGCCTTCGTCCTAAAATTTCAAATGATCTTCCAGGTGAAGAAATTAAAATTAATGCTAAAATGTCTTTACATACTTCTGCTGAAGATGGTATGTATAATTGCGTATCATGTTGTTCTTATGCAAATACACAAGATACTGTAAAACAAAAAGATATCTGGCAGGAAAAAATGGAAAATATCATTAAAGAACATCAAGATATGTTAAGTAAACTTGATCCAGATGAAGTTGAAAAAGCTGAAGAGAGTTTTCAAGAAAAACTTAAAATAGATGAGGCAGACTTCTATAATCATGATGCAAAACGAGTTTTCATTCCTAACAGTTTTGATTTTAAAATAGAGAGTGTTGGTGTATTCGATAATAATGATATATGTGTTAAAGCATGTGAAATTTTACTAAGTAAACTTGAAAATATAAAAAAAATTTGCGATGATGGTTCTATTGAAGTTAAACTAGCAGAGACAACACTTAAAAATGCGTACGATATTATTCTTGAAAATGAAGGATATACAATAGGTAAAGTTATTGAATATGTTCTAAATAGACAGCATTATAGTGGCTCTAAAGATTATTCGTTTGTTGGTTTCAGAAAAGATCACCCGTTTGATAATTACAGTCGTATTCGTGTTGCTTATAATACAAATGTAACAAATGTTAGTGATATGCGTGTTAGAGATGATATTTCAAATGCATGTGATATAGCAATTCAAATTTATGGTAATATTCGCAATGAGTTCGCTTAAATCTCACTTGCATATTTACTTAATTTCATAATGGTATAAAAACTTAATCCAAACAAAGATGTTTTTAATAAATATCCACTCATTTTCATATTTCCATCGGTCTTAAACATTGATGGAAATATTTGTAAAAACTTTTTTTGTGCGTAAGGCATCTGAAACATAAAGAAAAGAACCATAATCAAAATAGGCATTTGCATTTCATTATAAAGCAAATCTAACCTATCTTCTTGTTCCATCTTATCTTTCTTTTTCTTTAAAAGTGATTCATATGTATCTTCCTCCTCAATATATTCTTTTTTATCAGAATCTGGAACATAATTTGGCTGAATTTGTTTATCCTGCGTCATCTGATGAGTATTCATAGGAATATCTCTAGAAGGTAGCTGCGTCATTCCTTGCATTTGTGCCTGTTGCAATCCA